TTCGTCGACACCGGGGGAGGGGGGTTCGCAATCTGAGCCCCCCACCCTCATCGCCGCCCCCTCCATATTTTCCCCGGAGGGATATTTGGAAAGCCAATTGGGGTCTAGATTCTAGGGCTCACAGGAAGTTTTTGTGTGCTCCTTTCTTCCTGCCGGTCTCGCTCACATTGGGCCCTAGAATCTAGTCCTCAATTGGCCCCAAACGCCCTCTATCTAAGGAGCAACTATGGGTAAAAGGGCCTCAACCCCCTCGAAACCCGCTCGAACTGTGGAGCAACGCGAGGCGCAGATGATCAATCTGGCCCTTGAGCTTGCCGAGAAGCAGCTTCGAGAGGGCACAGCACCGGCAACAACGGTGAACCACTACCTCAAGCTCGCCTCCACAAGAGAACAGCTCGAGGTTGAGAAGCTGAGAAACGAAACTGCGCTCCTCGAAGCGAAGAAGACAGCGCTCGTGAGTGCTGAGCAAGCTGAGAAGATTGCCAAAGAAGCGATCGAAGCCTTCCGAACATACTCTGGAGCGGGGGATGTTACGGACGTACTCTGATTTGGTTCGACTGTCAACGTTTGAAGAACGATTCGACTATCTATCACTCGATGGGCAGATCGGAACTGCTACGTTTGGCTTCGACAGATACCTGAACCAAAGATTCTACTCCTCAACCGAGTGGAAGAAGGTCAGGAACTTTGTTCTGGCTCGGGATGAAGCCTGTGATCTCGGAATCGAAGGCCTGGACATCAAGTACATGCCGCTGATTCACCACATGAACCCAATCCAGCCCAAAGATCTCGAGGAATTCAATCCAGACATCCTTGAGCCAGAGTTTCTCATCACGACAACCAAGAACACCCACAACGCGATACACTTCGGAGACCGATCGAGGTTGACACCACGAGTTGTTGAGCGTCGACCGAACGATCAAGCTCCCTGGAGGATCTAATGGGAACGATTCTTGAAGATGTAAAGAAGGCGCTCGGCATCGTTCCGGGATATGACGCCTTCAACGACCAGATCCTGATGTACATCAACTCTGCACGGATGGATCTCGCACAATTGGGGCCAAAATGCCTCGGGATCATCGAGAAGGAATCTCAGTGGTCCGTCTTTCCGGACATTCAAGACGAAGCGGCTATCAAGTCGTACATCTCGCTCAAGGTCCGGCTCATGTTCGACCCGCCAGGAAACTCCTTCTTGGTCACGGCATACCAGAAGCTGATCGAGGAGGCAGCATGGAGACTGATCTACCAGACGGAGGGGAAGTCCTAGCCCACCATGGCGTAAAAGGCATGCGGTGGGGTGTCATTCGAAAGAAGGCCTCTGCCGGACGTGCCGCAACTGCCAAGGCACTACGAAAGGCTGGACGTGGAACCGTTAAGACCGTCTCGGGAACAGTCAGCGCCACAAAGCGCGGAGTCAAGACTGTCCAGAAGGCCCATGAACGCCACCAAGAGCGGACCATCGCCCGAACCCAGCGTAAGGCCGAGATCAAGGCTCGAAAGAAGTTCGCCAAGAAGGGCTACCGAAAGCTCAGCGACGCCGAGCTCAAGTCTCGAATTACCAGGCTGGAGCAAGAGAAACGCTATCGGGAGCTCAAGGCCGATCGCCACCTTATTCGAGGTCGCGAGGTCACTCGACAGATCCTCGAAGGGTCTATCACTAAGGCAGGGACGTATGCCGGGAACAAGCTGATGCGTTCCGCTTTCGATAACGCCTTTGAGCAAGCCACCGGCCAGAAGGCCGAAAAGGGTGGACTCGGAGAGAAGGTTAAGAAGGCCGCAGAGAAGGCTCGCGAGGGTGCTGAAGAGGCAATGGCGGCAGCCGAGGAGATGAAGACTGAGTCTCGATCCGAGGCTAAGGCTCTTATCGAGAAGTCCAGGAACAAGAAGGTTCCGAAGCAGATCGAGAAGCCTAAGTCGTACAAGCAGACTAAGCCCTCGCCGAAGCCTAAGCGCCGTCCTCGCAATCCGGGGAGTCCGCTGAAGTAATGCTCTCGAACACCGCAGTACCAAAATACTACGGACAGTTCCGGGATGCAGTCATCCGAGGCGAGATTCCAGTATGCGAAGAGATCTCATGTGAGATGAACCGGATTGACGCGCTTGTCGCCAATCCAGAATACTACTACGACGATCAAGCCGTAGAAGGATTCATCGCATACTGTGAGAACGAGCTTACGCTGTCCGACGGAGCAGACCTCCATCTTCTTGACAGCTTCAAGCTCTGGGCCGAACAGCTACTTGGCTGGTACTACTTCGAGGACCGTCAAGTCTTCGTCCCGTATGAGGATGGAGTCGGCGGTCGATACGAGACCAAAACAGTAAAGAAGCGCCTTACAATCAAGCAGTATCTGATCGTTGCTCGTGGAGCAGCGAAGTCGATGTATATGTCTCTCATCCAAAACTACTTCATGGTGATTGACACTACGACGACGCATCAGATCGCTACGGCTCCGACCATGAAGCAGGCTGAAGAGGTGATGGGTCCATTCAGGACCGCTATCACTCGTGCCCGAGGTCCGCTGTACAAGTTCCTCACAGAGGGATCCCTTCAAAATACAACTGGCGCGAGAGCTAACCGCCAAAAGCTGGTTGCAACGAAGAAGGGTGTTGAAAACTTCCTGACGGGCTCCCTGCTTGAAGTCCGCCCCATGTCAATCGATAAGCTCCAGGGCCTGCGCCCGAAGGTTTGCACAGTTGATGAATGGCTCTCGGGAGACATTCGAGAAGACGTGGTTGGTGCACTTGAGCAGGGAGCCTCGAAGGTTGACGATCCGGTCATTCTGGCCGTCTCCTCCGAGGGAACCATCCGCAATGCGGTGGGTGACACCATGAAGATGGAGTTGCTCAAAATCCTGAAGGGCGAATATATCGCCCCTCACATCTCAATTTTCTACTACCGACTCGACAAAATCGAAGAGGTAGCAGATCCTGCTATGTGGGTGAAAGCCCAGCCGAACATCGGCATCACCGTGTCCTATGATCGGTACCAGCAGGACGTTGAGCGAATGGAACAAGCACCTGCCGCTCGAAACGACATCCTCGCCAAGAGGTTCGGAATCCCCATGGAGGGGTACACCTACTTCTTCACTTACGAGGAGACGATCCCGCACAGGAAGAATACCTTCTGGAACATGCAGTGCGCCATGGGCGCCGACTTGTCCCAGGGGGATGACTTCTGTGCGTTCACCTTCCTGTTCCCACTCCGAAATCAAGCGTTCGGAGTTAAGACTCTAGCGTACATCTCCGAGCTGACCCTCATGAAGTTGCCTGGAGCTCTACGCCAGAAGTACGACCAGTTCATACAAGAAGGAACCCTCCGAGTAATGGAGGGAACTGTCTTGGATATGATGGAAGTATATGAGGATCTGGACCAACACATCGAGGACCAGAGATACGACGTCTCGGCATTCGGGTTCGACCCATATAACGCCAAGGAGTTCGTGACTCGATGGGAACAGGAGAACGGACCGTATGGTATTGAGAAGGTAATCCAGGGGGCCCGGACTGAATCGGTCCCCCTCGGTGAGTTGAAGAAGCTCGCTGCTGAACGCCTCCTCATCTTCGACCAGGAACTCATGTCATTCACCATGGGTAACTGTGTCACCCTCGAGGATACCAACGGAAACCGGAAGCTGCTGAAGAAACGCTCGGAAGAGAAGATCGACTCGGTGGCTGCTCTGATGGATGCCTTCGTGGCATACAAGATCAACAAGGAGGCATTCGAATGAGCGAGGAGGTGAAATGGGTCTTAGTGATCGATTGAGCCACGCCTGGAATGCATTTACAAGGTCTCCGGACAAGAAGAACTTCACGCCGGAATACGGATCGTGGACCTTCGGGAATCCGAACCTGAACTATCGCCCTGTCGTCGGCGATCAGACCATCGTCACTAGCATATACAACCAGATTGCTATCGATGTCTCGAATGTTCCGATTCGCCACGTCAAGACTGACGAGAACGGCAATCTCAAGAGCTACTACCGCAGTTACCTGGATGACTGCCTGTCTCTCAGCGCCAATATCGACCAGACCGGACAAGGGTTCTTCCAGGATCTAGTCCTGACTCTGTTCGAGGAAGGCGCGGTAGCCATCGTCCCTGTCGATACGGATGTGAGTCCGGACATGACCCAGGGATACGACGTCAAGTCGATGCGTGTCGGGACTATCCTTAACTGGTATCCCCGACACGTCCGGGTGGAAGTATACAACGACCAAACCGGACAGCGAGAACAGCTTACGCTTGACAAGGAATTCGTGGCTGTTGTGCAGAACCCTCTGTACAGCGTTATGAACGCTCCGAGTTCTACGCTGCAGCGACTGACGCAGAAGCTACATCTGCTTGATGCTATCGACAAGCAGTCTGGATCCGGAAAGCTGGACATTATCATTCAGCTTCCCTATGTTGTCAAGACTGAGTTGAAGAAGCAGCAGGCCGAAAAGCGACGCCAGATGATTGAGGAACAGCTCGCAGGCTCTCAGTACGGTATCGCTTACACAGATGGTGCGGAGCGAATCACTCAGCTGAACCGACCTTCCGAGAACAACCTCATGAGTCAGATCCAGTGGCTCACGACGCAGCTGTATAACCAGCTCGGAATGACGGAAGACGTCTTCAACGGTAAGGCTGACGCGCGTCAGATGCTGAACTACCAGAACCGAACGGTTCGCCCAGTTCTGAAGGCGATCACTGATGCCCTCACCCGGACATTCCTCACGAAGACTGCCCGAACGCAGAAGCAGCGGATCATGGCGATCGAGGATCCGTTCCTCAACGTCCCGCTCGAGGAGATGTCCACGCTGGTCGACTCCGTCAAGCGTAATGAGATCGGCACAGCTAATGAGCTTCGCCCGAAGTTCGGCTGGCCTCAGTCTGACGAAGAGACGGCAGATCAGTTGGTGAACTCCAACATCAACCCGGCAACCGAGATGGAACCGACGGCCGAAGCGCCACTCGATGAAGTCCCAGCTGCCGACGTACCAATTTCCGAACTGATGGAGAGTAGTCAAAATGGCAGTTAAGTGCGACTTCTCCGGCTACGCCACCAAGAATGATGTTCGGTGCTCGGATAACAAGATCATCCGACATGGCGCATTTGCGGCGTATGACGGGAAGACCGTACCTCTGGTCTGGCAGCACAAGCACGGGGACGTTGAGAACGTTCTTGGCCATGCCGACCTTGAGGTTCGTGAGGATGGGGTTTACGCCTACGCCCATCTGAACAACACAGACCGTGGGCGGACTGCTCGAGAGATGGTCCGAAACGGTGACGTAAAGGCGATGAGCATCTACGCTACCCACGTTCGTGCTAAGGGCAATGATGTTGTCCACGGTGAGCTCGTCGAGGTGAGCCTGGTGCTCCGCGGCGCCAATCCTGGCGCTCTCATTGACCAAGTCTCCATCGAGCATGGGGATGACGGGGAGGAGATTGCAGCCGTGATCTACACGGATGAGGATCTCGACTTCGTCTCTCACGGCGATGAGGATGAGGACTTCGAAGCGGAGGAGACGGAAGACGTCGAGCACGCCGAGGAGGAGCCTGAGGCCGACGCTGAGGGCGACGAGGATGACCCCACTCTCGGGGAGATCTTCGACGGTATGACTGAGGAGCAGAAGACGGCGGTCTATGCCATCGTCGGACAGCTTGTCGAGTCTGCCGATGAGGAGGCGGAGGAGTCTGAGACCGAAGAGGTCGAGGATACCGCCCATTCCGACACTACTACTGAGGAAGACGACTTGGCTCACAAGAATGTGTTCGAGGGCTCCGCTGACACCGAGGAGCTCCCTGTCCTTACCCACGCTCAGGTTGAGACCATCTTCGAGGACGCTCGTTCCGGCGGATCTCTGAAGCAGGCCATCCTGGCTCACGCTGACGCCTATGGTATCAAGCAGATCGAGACCCTCTTCCCTGAGGCGAAGGATCTGTGGAACACCCCAGAATTCATTAAGAGGAAGACCGACTGGGTTAACGCCGTAGTCGGTGGCGCCAAGCACTCGCCCTTCTCCCGTATTCGCACCCGCTTCGCCGACATCACCGCCGATGAGGCCCGTGCCAAGGGTTACATCAAGGGCAATAAGAAGGAAGACGAGGTCTTCACGTTGCTGCAGCGTGTCACCTCGCCGACCACCATCTACAAGAAGCAGCGTCTGGACCGTGACGACATCCTGGACATCACCGACTTCGACGTCGTGTCCTGGATCCGTGGCGAGATGAAGATCATGATCGAGGAGGAGCTCGGTCGAGCTGTTCTCATCGGCGATGGTCGCCAGGCTTCCTCCAAGGACAAGATCAAGGAGGACTGCATCCGCCCCATCTACAAGGAGGACTCGCTGTACGCGCCGCGTGTCATCCTTGCCAAGGCAACCACCACCGAGGACGTCCTGGACTCTATCGTCCGCGCCATGGACGACTACGACGGTGCCGGTAACCCGACCTGGTTCGCTGAGCCTCACATGGTTACCGAGATCCTTCTGCTGAAGGACAAGATGGGTCACCGTCTGTTCCGTAGCATCTCCGAGCTCGCTGACTACGTCGGCGTCTCGAAGATCGTCAAGGTCCCGCTGATGAAGGGTCTGCAGCGCACCTCCGCCAAGAACGGCGCTGTTGACGCCCTCGGTATCATTGTCAACATGTCCGATTATACAATCGGCGCTGACAAGGGTGGGCAGCTGTTTGCTGCCGAGGACTTCGACATTAGCTTCAACCAGTACCACTACCTCCTGGAGACCCGTCTCTCCGGTGCGCTGACTCACCCGAAGTCTGCGATCATCGTTGAGCGTAAGTCCGAGGACGGGAACGTCGTTCCGGAGCCGTGATAGATGGCCAAATTCTTCGGTGACATAGGATTCGCTACGCAGGTCCAAACATCGCCGGGAATTTGGGAAGACAAGATCATCGAGAAGCAGTACTATGGCGACATCTTCCGAGAAGCACGTCGCTTTGGTGGCAGCGATGAGATTCTGGGATCAATTAACCTGAGTAACCAGATCAGTGTGATTGCTGACGGCTACATCACGGATAATGTCCAGAATCTCAGGTACGTTCGCTGGCTGGGGGGACTTTGGAAAGTCTCTTATGTCGAACTGAAGTTCCCCCGGCTGGTTCTCGAGATGACGGGGGTGTATAATGGACCGACGCCTAGCTCTCCATGAGAAGCTGGTAGAGATCCTCGGGTCTGAGAATGTCTATTATCAGCCACTCCCGTCAATCAAGCTCTCGTACCCGTGTATCATTTACGAGAGAAACCCGGGCGATCCGATGTACGCTGACAATCAGAAGTACATTAAGGCTAATCGGTTTCAGGTGACCCTGATCGCCCGCCATCCCGAGGACCCGACTAGGACCAAACTCGAAGATCTCCTGTTTAGTCGTCATATGACTCGACAGGTGACCGATAACCTCTATCACGACATCTTCGATGTCTATTACTAGGAGATAACATGGCTGCACTTGTCTGGGACAAGACTGGTGAGCGCAGGATCGAGACTGGTGTCGACCACTGCGCACTGTATGTGTACGACCCCTCAACCAAGACCTACGGTAAGGGCGTTGCTTGGAATGGTATTACCGCCATCTCCGAGAAGCCCGAGGGCGCCGAGGCCACCGACCTGTACGCGGACAACATTCTGTACCTGTCACTGCTCTCTGCTGAGAAGCTGAAGGGCACGATCGAGGCTTACACCTACCCCGACGAGTTCGAGGCTTGTGACGGCTCTTCCGAGCTGACCAAGGGTGTCAAGATTGGTCAGCAGGACCGCGTTGCGTTCGGTCTGGTGTACCGCACCAAGATTGGTGACGACGTTGCGGGTCAGGACCGCGGCTACAAGCTGCACGTTCTGTACGGCTGCAAGGCCTCTCCCTCGGAGAAGGGCTACAAGACGGTAAACGACTCCCCTGAGGCGATCTCGTTCTCGTGGGAGATCTCGACCACACCCGTCAATGTGGCTGGCGCCAAGCCCACCTCGCTTCTGACCATCTCGTCGCTGGACGTTGACCCCGGGAAGCTCAAGAGCCTTGAGGCCAAGCTGTTCGGCGCCGACGCTCAGGGTGGTGGACAGGCTTCCGAGCCTAAGCTGCTGCTGCCTGACGAGATCAAGGCCCACTTCGCATGATGACTACACCGGGGGCTCAGAGACCTAGATTCCTGGGCCCTCGGTGTCTGCGATGCTTATAATTTCTATCCCCGAAATCGACGGGTTTGACGAGGAGACGCAGACATTCGTCTCTATGCCCGGCGGGGAACTACACCTGGAGCACAACCTGATCGCGCTTTCAAAATGGGAGTCGATCACCCATAAACATCTCATCGGTAACGAAGACATCACTCCAGAGGAGATGCTCCTCTACATCAAGTGCATGATCACCGATGAGGATTATGATCCTGAGCTCCTGGATAGACTCCCCGCCAGTGAAATCGAACGTGTAAGTAATTACATGGCCGACACTAAGACCGCTACCACCTTCGTCAAGTCTGGCGGAGAAAGTGGGTCTGGAGAATACACATCCTCGGAGCTGATCTACTACTGGATGATCGCATGCCAGATCCCGTTCGAGTGCGAGAAGTGGCACATCAACCGCCTACTAACGCTGATTCGAGTCTGTAACGAGAAGAATCAGCCCGAGAAGAAGATGTCCCGGTCCGACATTCTGGCAAGGAACCGGGATCTGAACAGAGCCAGGCGGCAAGCGCTTGGTTCGAAGGGATGATTATGGGAAAGCACGAAGAGTTCCCTGATGAGGCATTCGCCCCGCAGGCTCACATCGGAACTGACCCTATGGAAGACAAGGACATTCATGTGTCCCAGACTACTGAGGTGATGCAGTGAGCGTTGCACAGCAGGTCCTCGCTCGAGCTGCGGCGAGGATTGGTTACTATGCTCCAGATGACCCCCAGCCTGGATCCGAAGCCGGCCGCTACTGGGCCGCTCGAACCGGACAGCAGTGGCTTGCTGGACCGTCCGACTCTGTGTGGTGGTGCATGCTCTTCGTTAGCATGTGTCTGGACGAGTGCGGACAGATTGACTCTATTGGGGGGTTCTCTTTCAACACGGATTACACAGTCAATAAGGTCCGCCAGCACCCCACAGCTTACTTCGTATCTGTTTACGACGCAGAGCCTGGAGATGTCGTTATCTTTGACTGGGACGGCGGCGGAACCGACCATGTGGGATTTGTCGAGAAGAATCTCGGAGGCGGTACACTTCAGACCATTGAGGGTAACACCTCATCTGGAAGCTATGGCTCTCAGTCTGCTGGCAATGGCGTTTGGCGTCGAGTCCGTAATAGCTCGATCGCTTATGTGATCCGGCCTGCGTACTCCGATGGCGGAGCCAAGTCTGGGCCGGCTGACATCCGAGCCCTTCAGCGGGCCGTTCGAGCTAACCCTGACAACGTCGCCGGTCCTAACACTCGGAGCCGTTGCTACGCGCTGGCTTGCGCTTCCTCCTGGGGCGGAAAGACCTTCCCATTCGGAGTGAAGTTCACCCAGTCCGTCGTCGGCACTGAGCAGGACGGAGTCTGGGGCGATGCCTCAGAGGAAGCCCACGATGACACAGTCGAGGCCGTTCAGAGTGCCGTTGGCGCAGAGGTCGATGGCATCTATGGCCCAGACACAAATACTCGAGTAAACGCGATGCTCGATCGCGCAGAACAGCCGTAGGAGGCTAGACAATGGCAGCCCCATACTGCACTTTAACCGGGACTATCCCGGGAGGAGAAAAGGGTCGGGCAACGGTCCGAATCATCCCTGATGTTATTGGCGCCACGGCAACCGTCAATGGCGTCACAGTCGGTATGCGAGAGGTTACGATTCGGACAGACCAGGCTGGTGCTGTCAATGTCGAGGTGCTGGCTCCGGGCGCTGGAGTAACCCCTTCTGGCGCCTGGACCCACACCATCTATGTCGATTCTCCCGAGGTAGACCTCGTTAAGCACCTCGCGCTCGCTCAGGGCGGAGAGATCGACATCATGACATCTAATCCCACCGACGAGATCTCCCCTCTCCCTTTCGGTGGTGGAGGAGGCGGTGGGGGCGTCGGTACACCTGGCCCTCCTGGGCCCCCTGGTAAACCCGGCGCAAAGGGTGATAAGGGAGAACCAGGCATTCAGGGTCCTCCTGGTAAACCAGGACGAGACGGAACTCCTGCTGACCTCTCGAACTACCCGACAAAGACTGAGGTGGCTTCGGACCTGGCCCACAAGGCAGATCGAGTTGATCTGAATGCCACGAATGCGCTTGTGGCGAAGAACCTAAACCCATTCCAGACTGGGGCACGATACTACTCGCCTGTCACATACTACTGGCCCGACTACTACCAGGATGGAAAGCCTGGGCAGTTCTCCAAGTGGGCTCAGACACTCAAGTTCCGCGATGAGCTTGGGTACGTCATCATGAACCGCAATAGTGGGGACTGGGAAGCCTACGAGAAGGACTTCAAGAAGCAGGCTGAGCTGGCTCTTGCCGCTGGAGCAAAGAAGATCCTGTTCTACATCAAGACCCAGTACGGCGCCGCTAGCCTTCCCGCGAACGATCCCGGTAGAACGGGTATTCCGAACCCAGATAAGTTCACCAAGACTTACATCCTCGAGCAGCTCAAGCGGGCCAAGCAGTGGTATGGTGACCTTGTTCAGGGCGTCCTCCTTGACGAGGTCATCAATGGCTGGGGAACTCAGGCCGGACGAGTCCCATGGTACAAGGATCTCATTGACACGATCCGAACCAATGAAGGATACAACTTCGTAATCGGTATCAACACGGGATCCAACATCTCCGAGGAGATGTGCAAGCTTGACTTTAACGTCTGTATGATGTATGAAGGCACTGCGCAGAAATTCCTTACGAATGACGAGCAGACTCCAATCCTTCCGGCTCACATGGCGGAGTATCCGTCGACTCGTTGGTGGGCTACGGTCCATACCACGAACTCTCTGAATTACCGAGACGTGTTCCGGAAGCTCGACTCGCTCGGGATCGGTCACGTCTACGTCACCGACGGCGTTCTTGCTGAAGATGGTCAAAATGGTGGTCAATGGGCCCCAGTTGGCAACCCTTATGCCAATCCGCCAGGCGAGAAGATCCGTGAACTCATCATCCCCTGGATCAAGGGGTACTTGGATCTCAAGCTTCGTGTTGACGGGATGACCACAGACGGATCAAAGATCCTGGTCCTTGGTAAGGATGACCCAGTTCCCGCCGGAACTCCTGCCGGGACCGTGATTGTTCGGAGGGCTCGCTGATGGCCAGCATGCTTCCCGTTCTGGGAACGTGGTGGTTCGGAAATGGCCGGAAAGATGGAGATGGGGCATACATAAATGTTAACTCATCGACAACCCCGTATGATCAGTATGCTATCCCGGTGCTTCAGAAGAAGTTCCGATTCACACTGAACTATACATCTGGCGATGAGAACCGTTTAGTGATTCGGGCTTCTCGACTCAATGATAAGAAAGGGAACATCTTTCAGGACGTCATTGAGACGAAGAGGCTACCTGCCGGTACGAAAAGAACGATCGATCTCGACATTGTTCTTCCAGATAGTAGTTATCCGCTGTGGTTGCCCTCCATTCAGGTGCCATCGACCGGTCACGACATCCTGATCCACAGTCTCGAGGTGTATCCAACTCCTCCCGAGGGAATCGAATTCATATCTCGAGCTGTTGGTGAAGGTATGGGCGGATCCATGCCAGACTTGATGGCTCCGTCTCAGTGGGGCGACATTGCGGTTGTGTTCTACGCATCGCAGTTTGGTAACACGGCGGCTCGTCCTCCAGCTGGATGGGTAGTTGCAGCCCAGAACAACGCCGCTGGACGATCTGGGTATGTCGCGGTCAAGAAGGTAACTTCCCCGCAAGACACTCTGGGTGTCCAGTTTGGTGGAACGGTAGCTTCTGGGGCTCGGGAACGGGCTCTGATGATTATTGTTCGCGGGGTTAAGGATTTCGACATCCATACCTGGCAGGCTGGTCTTCCTGAGATCGATTCTAAACGACTGGGTTTGGTTGCGGGTCAGTATCACGGGAACAAGAGTACCCCTCTTACCGACTGGCGAACCACAACTAACAAATGGAATGCCGGTACAAACTCCACGACCGATTCCTGGTCCGCGCTTCTGGTCGGCGAGACAGAGAAGATCACGGGTATCCCCAATGCTACGGCATGGGCCTGGGTATACTTCACGCCTATGATCGATCCCGCGGCTCAGGAGGATGCTGCTCCTACTGTCGAGGTTGTTGGCGGGGAACGAGGCCTTGTCACCGTCTATGAGGCGGACGATTCCGAGACCCCGGCCCATATGCGAGCCGTTCCGAAAGGATATCCTGACATCGGGACCATGATGATCACCAAGGGATTCCTTGTCGCTCATCGTGGTGGATCCGTGAGTTGGCCCGAGGCTTCGATAAGAGCCTATACCAACTCGGTGATGTTCGGTGCCGGAGCACTTGAGGTGTCTTGCCAGTGCTCGAAGGACGGAATCTGGTTCCTGAACCATGATCGCACACTTCAGCGGACCGACCCGACAGCGCCTAATACCCCAGTCACTGAGATGACTTGGGATGAGATCCGGAAGTTCAAGACTGTTGGCGAACCTATCATGAAGGTCGAGGACTACTTCAGGGCATATGGCTCAAGCCACATCACTGTGCTTGATCCGAAGTACTCAGCAACCAAGTGGCAGGAGTTGAAGCAGTTCTTCCCATCCGATGCTAAGCAGAGAATCATCTGGAAGTTCTCTGTTGATGCCACATGGCTTGTAAACCAGTGGAAAGCTGATGGTTGGAAGTGCTGGGGATACTCGTATCCGGACCATGTCGCTGATGGGCGCCTGAATGGATGGGCAGCACCATGGGATTACCTAGGGATGTCCTTCGAGGCTGACCAGCAGACCTGGACCAAGACACTTGCTCTGGGCAAGCCAGTCTGGGCGCACATCTGTGCTACTAGGGATCAGTACAACCAGGCAATGCAGAAGGGCGCTGCTGGGTGTATGGTTTCCGGAGTTGCGAACATCTTGACAGAGAGTCTAGTCTAGGAGAATCATGATCACGATCGAGAGCCAGGGCGATTGGAAGATGACCAGGAACTGGTTTGATAGAATGACCAAGCTTGATCTGGCTCTGATCATGAATCAATTCGGTCGGGAGGGGGCGGCTGCACTCGCCTCAGCTACCCCCTCTCGTACCGGAGCAACAGCCAAGTCCTGGAACTACGAAGTAAAACGTACAGGAAACAACTGGAAGATCACCTGGACGAATTCCAACGTAAACAAAGGCGCAAACATCGCCGTACTCATTCAATACGGCCACGGAACCCGCAATGGCGGCTACGTCGTTGGTCGAGACTACATCAATCCCGCGATCCGGCCCATCTTCGACAAGATCGCAGACAAGGCCTGGAAGGAGGTCACTAGGTAGTGGCGACTATTGACGAGCGGGTAGTCTCGCTCAAGATGAATAACAAGCAGTTCCTATCTGCCATTCAGGAATCTGCATCCAGTATGGACAAACTCAAGGGCGCCCTGAAACTGGACCAAGCCACTTCTGGCTTCAACCGTCTCAGCGAGATAGCTAAGAACACTACGTTCGGTGACCTGGCAGCTAAAGCACTCGACATTGGCAAGAACATGACCGTAATGCAGGGAATGGGTCTCGCCGCCTTCGGCGGAATCGGCGCAGCGGCGCTTTCTGCCGGTCAGCAGATCCTATCCGGCTTCTTCCAGACGGTCAAAGATGGCTTTAATGAGTATGAGCTCAAAATGAGAGCCATTCAGACCATTATGGCGAACACTGCTGAGAAGGGTACCACCCTCGGTGAGGTTAAGACCTCCTTGGCAGAACTAAACACCTATGCTGACAAGACCGTCTACAGCTTCAGCGACATGACGAATGCTATTGGTCTGTTCACCGCGGCCGGTGTTGATCTACAGACCTCTGTGGCCTCTATTAAGGGTCTTTCGAACCTCGCTGCGGCTTCTGGTTCAACCGCACAACAGACTGCTACCGCATATACCCAGCTATCGCAGGCTATCTCAGCCGGTGTGATTCACCTGCAGGACTGGAACTCTCTGGTCAATGCCGGCATGGGCGGCGAGTCTTTCCGAAACGCCCTGATCGAGACCTCCCGAATGATGGGTACGGGTGTCGATGAGGCTATTGCCAAGAAGGGAAGCTTCCGAGAGTCACTTCGTGAGGACTGGCTTACTGCAGAGGTAATGACTAAGACTCTTACTGCTCTGACGAACGACCTATCCGAGGCACAGCTTATGGAGATGGGGTACTCAGAGGAGCAGGCGGCAAAGCTTAAGCAGTTTGCTGGAAATGCCTTCGATGCCGCTACTAAGGTTCGAACCTTTAGCCAACTTATCGACACCACCAAGGAAGCGATCGGTTCCGGATGGGCCGAGACCTTTGAGATCCTGTTTGGCGACTTCGACGAGGCCACTGAGCTGTTCACCAGTATCAGTAACTGGCTTGGTTCGTTGATCTCGGATAGTGCCGATGCCAGGAATGGCTTCCTTCAGATGTGGAAGGATCTCGGTGGCCGATCAGAACTTGTCCGAGGTTTGGGAAACATCTTCCAGGCTTTAGTAAAGGTCATTGGGCAGGTTGTTAGCGCCTTCCGGGAGGTCTTCGCTAACGCATCGGCTGAAGGTCTGTTCCGAATGACTAAAGCCTTTGCTGACTTCACCGAGAAGTTGATCATCACTGACAACTTCGCGGACAAACTAGAGTGGACCTTCACAGGATTGTTCTCGGTATTCCATATCCTCTGGACTATCGTCTCTGAAGTCGGACAAGTCATCTTCACCGTGGCAGCTCACATCATTGGTGCGCTATTCCCAGCTTTCGCTGGTGTGAATTCTGGTATCTTCCAGATCACCAAGATGCTCGGAAAGGCAATTAACTGGTTCGATAAATGGTTTGCCAGTCTCGATCTTGGTGGAAAGGTACTAAAGCTACTTCTTCCGCCAATTGACCTTGTTGGAAAGGCCATTAAGTGGGTTGTTGAAAAGATCCATGACTTTATCATGTGGCTTGATGTCGGCACAAAGGTCACGAAGGTAGGCCAGGCGCTCAAGGATTTGTCTTCGAAGTTCGGTCTCGTCAAGGAGGCCATTAAGAACTCTGTAATTGGTCAGCAGTTCATCACAGCCTTCGAGACCATTCAGGACACCATTGATAAGGCCAAGAACAAGATCCACGAGTTTGGCGAGAATGTCGGGAACAAGCTCAAGGCGAAGCTGAATTCTGGTAAAGCCGCTATCTCCGACTACTTCAAGGGTTTCTCGCTCGGTGATCTGTCCTCTTCTGAGGCAATCATCTCGAAACTCACCGATAAGTTCAATGAACTCGGTGAGAAGATGAAGATTGCGGAAAAGGTTCAGTGGCTCAAGGAGAAACTCATTGAGTTGAAGGACGCTTTTGAGGAAGTCTGGCAGAAGATTCAAAATAGCAGTGCCTGGGAGAAGCTTGGTGCTACGGCGCATTCCGCAGGCCAGAAGTTCAAGGAACTGGCCATCTCCTTCCGTGACTGGGTCAACGGTCATGGCGATGTTAAGCAGAAAGCCGGGGAAGCTGCGGGAGCAGTAGCCTCAGTTGGTACTGCTACGGCACAGGCCGCCAAGGACGCAGCTGGCGCAGCTAAGCAGAACTTCCTCCTCAAGTGGGCGGAAGACATCAAGCGGATTGCTCAGCAGTTGCATCTACCTGAACTCTTCGAGACTATCAAGCAGAAGCTCGTTGAGTTCAAGAACTTCATCAAGCAGCAGTTCGCTCCTGATGTCAAGGGCGCTGCTATGAAGGCCTTCGGCGGGATTGGCGAGGCTCTCTCCAAGTCCAATGAGAACCTCAAGTCCTATGACATGGGTAAGATTCTTGTTGGGGCTATTGGCGCTGGTACGCTGATCGCATTCACTCGATGGATTAACTCCTTCAAGAAGAACTTCGACAAGATCGGAGACGTTGCCGAGAAGTTTGGTAATGTTCTTGATCAGCTCGGAGGCGTCCTCGAGGGTTTCCAGGAACGACTCAAAGCTAAGGCTCTTCTGACGATTGCCATCGCTCTTGGTGTTCTTGCTGGGGCACTTGTCGTGATGTCACTTGTTCCAGCGCCGAAGCTTCTGATAACGCTTGGTGTGATGAAGGTCCTCTTCAACATGCTCAACGACATGATTGAGTCTATGGGTAAGATGGTGGCATTCAAGAAACATGCGCCACTCATCATGGGGCTTCTTATCGCCCTTGGTGCGGCTCTGATTCTCATGGCTGTTGCAGTCAGGATCCTTGCGGGTATGGATGTTAAGGGCGCACTCATTGGCGTCATTTCGATGCAGGTGCTTCTTGGATCCCTGGCAGAGTTCCTGAAGCAGACAACGCACCTGAAGGGCGTTGAACGCGGAGCAACCCTGCTTATGGGTCTAGCGATATCGTGTATTCTTCTGGCCACAGCAGTCTATATGCTCGGATCGATGAAGTTGGGTACGGCTCTGCAGGGTGTCATTGCTCTGAATCTCATTATTTGGACCTTGTCGGGATTCATGCAGCTAGTGAGCCAGAACCCGTTCATGGCTAAGGGCGCAGGTATCCTTCTTGGATTGGCTGTCTCGGTAAACATTCTGGTCTCAGCGATCTACCTACTGGGATCTATGGACACCGGGCGCCTAATCCAAGGAACGCTCGCCGTAACAGTCCTCATTGCCGTCCTATCAGTGGCCACAAATGTCGCCGGTAGAGGCGGAGGGCGAGGAGCAGCAGCGATCCTCGCTATGTCGATCGCCATCATGGCCCTTGTCGGGGCGGTATACCTACTTGGAAGCATGGACATCGTCAAGCTTGCACAGGGTATGATTGCTCTAGCGGCAGGTCTTGCTATCCTGGTGTTCGCAATGGCTGCAGCGGACACCTTTAAGGAAGGGGCGATCGGTCTGGCTATTGGATCGATCAGCCTCATGGTGCTCGCGATGGCTATGGAACGCCTCGCTGGGCTGAGCTGGATGCAGGTAGCAATCGGTCTTGTTGCTCTGGCGGGAGGCCTTATTGTCCTCCTGGCCGCGGCATACGTGGCCGAGATGGTTGCCCCTGGTCTGATTCTGCTCACAGCAGTTCTATTAGCCTTCGGTCTGGCGCTACTTCCGATCTCAATTGGTCTAGCAGCCTTTGCCGCAGTCCTGGGTATTTGTGCTACGACTGGTTCAGCAGCGTTCCTAGTCCTTACTGAGGGTCTTCAGCAGCTAGGCGCAATTTTGCCCCAGTTGGCGATCGATTTGGCTAATGCTATTGCAAACTTCATCATCACCCTAGGTGATAAGGCCCCAGAGCTTGCCGTGGCGATGGCTAAGCTAATTGGCGCAATGTGGTACGCCATCATTGAAAATACCCCACTGGTGGTTTCGGCAATCTTCACTCTAATCAGTGCTATCCTGACAGAGATGGATAATCATGCCTATGAGTACGGCGCTAAGGGTGCGGATACGGTCGCCAAGTTCATCCAGGGCATTGCCGATAACATGCAGAACATTGTCAATGCTGGTGCGGATCTGATCATCAACTTCCTTGATGGAATCGGCAATAACGCTGGCCGAATCATTGACAAGGCCGTATGGACCATTCTCAAGTTCCTCGAGGGCGTCCGAGACGCAATCAACAACTACTCCCACCGGTTCCGTAGTGTCGGTAAGGAGATTGCGTGGGCCATCATCGACGGTGTGACTGGCGGACTCGCCGATAAGGCCTGGAAGATCGGATCCGAGCTGGTTAATGGCGCCAAGAATGGTATCTCTAAGATGAAGAGCTACCTTGGTATTGCTTCTCCTTCTCGGCTCATGAAGACTATTGGTGGATTCATGGGCGAGGGTCTCGCTATCGGCATCCGTGCTGAGCATGAGAACATCGCCAACGCCAGTGAGGGAATGGGTAAGACCGCCTACGAGGCTCTGTCTCAGGCACTCGAGGGAGTCAACGACCTCATCGAGGAAGACCCATCCTACAAGCCGGAAGTCAAGCCCGTCCTCAACCTCGAGGAGATGCAGAAGCAGGCAAAGGGTATCAACAACCTCATGCCTGCAATCGGCACCACGCTCAGCGCAGCGAATGGTGCACGGCCTACAATTCCTGTGGATGCCAAGTTCGACGACAAGAACAGTCAAAATGGAACCACAAACATCACCTTCAACCAGACAAACAACTCGCCAGAGGCCCTTGACGCTGCGGACATCTACCGCAACACCAAGACGCAGCTGGCCATGGCAAAGGACGCGTTGACTGTATGATCACCGAAGTCTCATCTCTCACCAAGGGGGGCGAATCCCTCAATCTTGATCTATTCGACCCCTGGAGCTCCGGTATCGCAGTCAAGGAGATTACCGGTCTTGGCCCAGTCAAGACGGAACTAAGTCTGGAGCGGTATGCGCTGATTGATGGGGCATTCCTGAAGGGAGCGAGGGTGGGGACTCGTAATGTGGTTCTCACCCTCATCCCCGTCGGGGACGATGTTCAGACTGAACGCCGAAAGATCTACAACTTCTTCCCTGTAGGGGAGACGATTACTTTCGGTGTGGTTACCAGTCAGGTGGCCGTCAAGTCCAGTATGATCGTGGAGTCCGTCGAGCCCAACATCTTCTCCGAGAGGCAGGAGATCGGTGTCTCGCTGATCGCTATCGACCCATACTGGCGTTCGAACTCCCCGTCCATTACTGGGCTTGTTGGGTTCAACGATGTTACGCCGCTGTTCCAGTTCCCGTTCAGTTCTGGCGACAATCCGAAGGAGCTCATCTTCGGCGACCTATCCAATGCCTCTGGTAAGGACATCAACTACCTTGGCGATGCCGAAACTGGTGTTGTCATCACATTCTCCTTCAACGGCAATGTGTCCAACCTGACTGTGATCAACCAGACCTACGACGAGGCAATGATCATCAACAAGGTTAAGGACTTCTACCGTGGCGAGCAGCTAGTGCTGGATACTCGTCCGGCCAAGAAGTCTGTTAAGCACATTGCTGGTGGAAAGGAGTCGTTCATCACCGGTGTTCTCGACATCAAGAGCCAGTGGATTAAGCTCCACCCAGGGATCAATACGATCGGGCTTCAGTTTGTCGGGAACCCCAATGACATGGATATCTCTATCGAATACGAGACCTTGTATAGGGGCGTCTAATGCATCTGTTTTACAGAAACCGTCTGGACTGGAAGGACACACGTGAGATTCCAGACGACTTCATCTCACTGAACTGGACCGAGAGAGCCTACGACTTCGGACAGTTCGAGCTGGCGGTATTCACTACCGACTCAGTGCCTATGTATCGTCTTGGGAACTTCATTTCTCGAGACGATACAGACACTGTGATGGTGATCGAGACCTGTGCCATTGACCAGCAGAACAACGGCAGCTACAAGCACACCTACTCTGGTCGATCCCTCGAGAGTGTCTACACCTGGCGAGTCCTGGAGCACAAGACCTTCATCAAGCCTGATGCGCAGCAGAAGTTCAATGCTCAGCTGTTCGCCCAGCAGATGGCTAACAACCACCTTGGCGCAGCGGCTGGAGCATCTCGAGCACTTCCTGGATGGACATTTCACACCGATCCAGAAGTCAGTGAGTACGCCTATGTGAATGATACGGGACAGAAACTCCAGGATGGTAAGTGGGTTGTCTGGAACCGATGCCCTCTTAATGAGCCATTCGGTCAGATTCTTCAAGCCTGCAAGCCCAATGGATACCCCCTCTACTACCGAGTCACTTGGGAGCAGGGGAACTTCCACACCTATGTCCGGCACCCTCGACTTGTGGAGACGATTGTGCTCTCCGACAAGAACGAGAACTTCACGGACTTCAAGGCTGTGTACTCCATCCTTGACTCGAAGAATGTCGTCTTTGAGGTCTTTGACTCTGGCGACGTCGAACTCAATGAGAACTGGATTGCTGATGGTACTACTCACCGTAGGGAGCACCGACTTCGCTATGGGGATGGCGTAGACCGTCGCGAGGCCTTATGGGACAACACTCAGGTCCACAAGCCCTACCGAGCGGAGGACTGGAAGGCTCTGACCCCGGCTCAGAAACAGATGGTTTCTTCCTTGACCGAGATGTGGTACCCTTATTGGGTTCTGGATGCTATGTTCCCGAAGTACAATCCTCTGGGTGTCATGTCTGGTAAGATTGACAACTTCTCGAATGTCGAGTACCGTAAGGGATTCGTCGTAGGGGACGTTATGTACTACGTACCCACAAATGGCGGACAACCCATCGAGGCCCAGCTCACCGAGATGACTGAGTCCTGGTCTGATAGCGGTTTCACGCAGACGCCTGCCATTTCGATGGCTTCTCGAAACAAGTGGACGGGTGACACATTCCGTCTCAACTACCTACGAAAGGGGCCCGGCATCGTGATCGAGCCTCGAGACGGAGATTTCGCAAATGCCTCTATCTAGTGGATTCTACAATTCAGTTAACGGAGACAGGGTCTACGACGCTGATCAGTTCGGTTCCCTGTTTGACGGCATCATCTCGGATGGTGTGTTCCCGAATGTCGGAGATCACTTCCTGGTGCGTCCTGGTACGAATGAGATGGCTGTCTATGTCGGCTCCGGCAAGGCGTGGCTCAATCGTAAGTGGGTCGAGAATACCGCTGACGAGAAGCTGACGATCAGTGCGGCCCACGCATCACTGGACCGTATTGACTCGGTCGTTATCTCGGTCGACAACAACAAGGCTGTCCGGAGCGCCCGTCTTGAGGTGCTCACGGGCACCGCCTCGGGTACTCCTCAGCCTCCACTGCCGACTGACGTTCCCGGTAAGAAGTACATGGTTCTCGCTAATATCCGAGTCCTTAAGGCTTCTCGCCAGATCTCTCCGGAGCAGGTCTCCTCTCGAGTCGGATACGGTGGCGCTAACGGGGCCCCTTACATTGGTGGTCCATCGAACACGATCGACCTGACGGCTCTTCAGAACAAGCTCCAGGGCGAGTTCGATACCTGGTTCCAGGCAGTTCGTGATGCTCTGTCTCAGGCTGGTGGAAACACCGCTACTGAGGTTGCCAATCTGAAGGCCTCTGACACCTCTCAGAATCTGAAGATCTCAAACATTGAGAATCGAGTAGGCACTAACGAGAGCAAACTCGTCAACATCAACTCGGCGCTGAATAACACTAGCACTCTATTCCAGATTGCTAGCCGAGGGAATGGCGGACTCCACAACTCTCTGTTCCGAGGCGGGTCACTTGGTAACAATGTGAACCCTTATCTGACGTCGATCCGAAATGGAACATTCGACAACATGTTCCTCGGCGACTACTGGGCCATCAATGGTGTCACTTGGCGCATTGCGGGATTCGACTACTTCTACGGAATTGGTTACCCAAAGTTCCTGCGGCACCACGTGATCGTCCTTCCGGACCAGCCTCTCTACACGAGCCGGTACAACGACACGAACAACATCCCTACGGCGTTCACCTCGTTTGAGATCGGCCGAACTGGTCTGAACCGAGCCATCTCCACGGCTCAGGGCGCTTTCGGTACTGGTAACGTTCTTCAGCCTCTGACGAAGTTCCCGACGTCCTACAACAACCTCTCTCAGATCACTAGCTCGGACTGGCTGGCGCACACGGCGGGCCTAATGACTGAGGATATGATCTTTGGACGTCAGGCCATCTCAAGGCATGACTTCCAACGAGGGGATCTCGCTATCGGACGCTTCCCAATCTTCGAGCTGGCCAAGCAGTACATCGCCTGTGAAAGTAACTTCTGGACTCGAGACATCGCTACGACGAACTCCTCGATCTATGTGGGTACTGACGCATCGGAGTATACCGCGGCCTACACCTCGGAGCAGGGTGTCCGTCCTTACTTCGCGATTGGATGACATGCAGCACTTCGGTCTGAACCCAATCCTGGACATGAGCCTGGCAATCGTATTCTCGATCCTGGGTTCATCAGGAATATGGGCTTGGGTTATGAAGCGCGGGGAAAGGAAGTCAGCCAGTACCCAACTGCTGCTTGGTATGGCGCATGACCGCATCGTCTATGTCGGAAAGACATATCTTCACCGAGGCTACCTCACACTTGACGAGTATGAGGACTTCATGAAGTATCTCTACGAGCCCTACTCCCAGTTCGGAGGAAACGGGCTTGCTGAGAGGATTGTCGATGAGGTCAAGCGCCTACCAATCGTCCCCACTCCCAGACCTCCCGCAAAGAGAAAACAAGATGGCTAAGCACCTCAAGGAGAAACATATGACGAACAAGTCCTACGACATCCTCAAGTGGGTTGCCCTGGTTGCCCTCCCGGCTACCTCTGCGCTCTACGTCACCCTGGCCGCGCTGTGGCACTTCCCGAACCCCACTGAGGTTGCGGGTACCATTGCGGCGATTGACACCTTCCTTGGTGTGCTTCTGGGCGTCAGCTCCAACAAGTACTCGGGGAACCAGACTGGCGGGGCTCTCCACGTGTCTGAGGACCAGGGAATTCATGCTACTTTCGACCAGGGCGTCGGTGAGATGCTCAGGAATGGCAAGGTGACTCTGGACGTCAAGCAGGTCTAAGCGAGAAAAACCTGCACTATATTGAAACCCTAGAAAGGAGCCACTATGAAGAACCCCGACCCCATTCAGCAGACCATCGAGTCAGCTCTGAAGGATGCCGAGCTTCACGATCCTGCCTCGGATGAATACACCACAATTGCTCGCAATGTTGAGACTCTTGCAAAAGCCAAAGCCCTTGGCGAAAGCAAGAAGCTCAGCAAGGATGCAATTCTTGGCGCAGTCACCTCGATGGCCGGTATCTTAGCCGTCCTCCAGTATGAGCGACTTGCTGTCGTCAGCTCGAAGGCATTCGGGCTCATCATGAAGGTCAAGCCCTTCTGAGATTCGTCAGGCCCCCTGTGCAATACGCATGGGGGGCTTGGCTTATCTTTTTTGCCGCGTAGAAAACGGAGAGTATAATGAAACCCTGACATAGAAAGGATACTCTCATGAACCTCTCTCCCGCCGCTGCCCAGGCCGCCCTCGACTACGCCGAGGAGCTTGCTGCAACTGGACTGAGCTCAACTGAGTACGACCACCTCTATCTCTGATCAAGTTCTAGATCCCGCCATGGGATCTAGGCTTTGCTTTTTTTGCCCCGGTGTCCTTTACAGTAACATTAGTCACAGGAGTCGCAGAATTTACACGGTGTATATTGAAGACCCTTAGAAAGGAACCACAATGTTCACCCTCGCTGCTCTCATTGCCATCCCCTTCGCCCTCATCGGCACTCTGCTGATTATCGGCGAAATCTTCGGCAAGAAGACCCGTGAATTCTGATCCCTACTAACCTCACAGCCAACGATCCCGCCATGGGATCTAGGCTTTTCTTTTTTTCGCAAGTATAACTTGGTGTATAATGAAAACCCTACTCTGAAAGGACACACCATGATCTTCTCAATCATCGCCCTCTCCATTTCCAATCTTGTTCTTCTCTTCCTGACCATTTGCTGCTCATCTCTCATTCTCAGCCAGCTCGCTGAGATTCAGAAGCTGACAGACAAGAATCGGATCCAGAAGAGCATTATCAAGGGAGCCAAGGCCGAGATCGAGATTCACAGAAACCAGATCAAGAAGCTAGAGTCCAAACACAAGAACCGTATCTCATTCTGATACGGAGCCGTACCCCTACCAAGGGGTATAGGCTTTTCGCGGGACTTTCTTGGCGTATATTGAAGACCTACGAAAGGAAAGACCATGCTTTACATCGCTCTAGCGCTCACAACCATGCTCACGATTTTCTACGGGATTGCTTATAACGAGCAAAAGCACCAGACCTACACATTCAAGTGCAAAGTCCGATTGCTTGCTTGTGATAACAAGATCCTCCAGGAAAAGCTCGACAAGGCTAAGCGCAAAGAAGAGATGGCAAAGTACCCCATCTACTCCAAGCTCTAGTCTACAGCCATGCCCCATTAACTTGGGGTATAGGCTTTCCGCGAGAAAAACTAAGCCTTATATGAGACCCCTCTACTCGAAAGGAACCACCATGGACACCAACGACACCGTCGAGACCAACGACAAGGTCATTGAGTTCAAGTTCAACAAGGACGCTCTCGTTCCCGCTATCAAGCGGAACGCCTCCAAGATCATTGCTGGAGCCGCTGTATTTGCAGCAGGCACCGCTCTGACTCTGATGGCGATCCGTTCGGTACCGGGGATCGAGGAATCCGAAGAGCTTGAGCACGACGACCTTGACGAGATCGACGCCGCCGAGTCCGACTCCGACGACTGACCTCTCACCTATAACCCGACTTGGGTTATAGGCTTTTCTCGAGAAAAGATGCACTATGGAATTTGGTCAATGGCTCGGAATATACGGATTGCTAATACTCATTTGGCTCGAGCTTAGGGAGATGAATAAGAAATGAAATACCTAGCCTCTCTCATGATCGCGATCTTCTTTGCTGCATTCGGATATCTTGTATGGGACAAGATCTCTGCGCCCCTGTCTGAGAAGATCTTCACCGAGACTGTAGTAGGTATCTGCGGGATGGTTGTCTGTGGATACACCTTTATGATCTCCGACGACTGCTAAGGATTGACATGAATGACTGGACTCTTGCGGCTATATGCGCACTCCTCATCACGAGTGTACTTATCATCATCGCACTCGGACTCGGAATTCTTATCAAGACGGGGCTCATGGTGGGCCTTGTTGTCCTGTCTGTTCTTGGGGTCGGATTGACTCTGCATCTGTAGTCCGCGAGAAAAACGGGGTGTATATTGAAACCCCTCCGTTTGAAAGGACCACATCATGACCCGCATTCTCGTTTCTACCATCAAGACCGTGACCTTCATCCTCGGTATTGTTCTCGCCTCCTGCTTTATTGGCAGGGGTGCAAACAGCCGTATGAAGCACGTTCTTAGTGTGCAGCAGCGATTCATCACGCGTCGTGACAACCGACTCAACCGCTGGTAATCCAGCTCTATACCCCGACATGGGGTATAGGCTTTCGTCGAACTAGAAAGGAGCACAACATGTTCGACTGGGACGGAGCAGTGTGGCTGATTATGAGCCTCATTGCCATTCTCCTCTTCGGGGCGATCATCGGATCGATAGTCTACATCTGGCTCATTGCCGGACCCCTCATCTTCAAGGTTATCTGGACAACTTGTATGGTTGTCCTGTCCTTGATCGTACTAGCACTTGCGCTGGTGATTGAGTGATGCTAGTAGTACTGCTGGGCCCGAGCTGTTCGGGCAAGTCGACATTCCAGAAAGAACTCGTAGAGAACGAGGGATACCATGCCGTTCGAACTGCCACAACCCGACCTAAGCGTATGGGAGAGGACCTATCTTCCTACTACTTCCTCAAAGATCAAAGCTTTGCTGAATGGGAAGTACGGGGCGACCTCCTCTGCGTCGAGACCTTCCGAGGATGGCGGTATGGTGTACCTCGAGAGGAACTTGTTCGCAGTTCATCCCGACCTAACCGAGTCATCATCCTCACAGTCGGAGGAGTCATGGAACTCCTGGGGAGACACCAAGACATCATCGTCGGAGACGCTTTGTCCGTACTCTATCTGGGTGTTGATGGAACAACCGGAGAAGCTCGCGCATTTGCTCGAGGGGACGACCGACGAGAGTACCTCCGACGAATGGCAGCGGACTCAATCGACTTCCGGCACTTCCCTCGTGAGAATGGTGTCTGGGAGTTTACTCCGGATTACATCCTTGATTGCGTCGGTAATCCGCAGAACTGGAAACTGAAGCCTCGACTCAAGAAGCTGGAAAGGACACACTCATGAGCATCATCTGGTGGACCCTCTATATTCTCGGAGCCCTGACGATCTGCATTCTCTGGACGCAGCTTATGGCCCTGATCGGGACCTGGCTCAAGGCCTACCGCGAGAGCAAGGACCCTCTTACTCTGACTCGTAAGGACATCCAGTCTCTGGTTAGGATGGAGATCGATGCATATCTAGACAAGGAGGACAAGTGATCAATGCGAACGGTTGTACGCAATTTATCAAGGCAAACGCGCCGGCGATTCTCACAGCGTCCGCATGCGTTGGGACCGTCGCTACGGCCATCCTCACGGCGAAGTCTACAACGCTCGCAATTGAACGGATCGCCGATTATTGCGAAGCTAACCTTCGGTCGCCGGAGGACCTCACCTGGCGGGAGAAGTTCGCAGTATCTTATCGGGTTTACATTCCCCCGGCCATCGCAGGGGTTGCGACTCTGGTATCGATTGTCGCGGCAAACCGTATCCAGTATGCTCGTGGAGCGGCGTTTGCACTGGCCTACTCGGGTTCAGAGGCAGCGTTTAGACGATATCGCGAGGCGGTGTCGGACGTGGTTAAACCGAAGGACGTACAGAAGGTTGCGGCCCGCGTTGCAGAGAAATCGGTTCAGGAGGCTGGTCAACCAGTTCCCGGAACTGTACTTGTGGCCTCATCAGGAGATGTTCTGTGCTACGATACTTTCTCGGGGCGGTATTTCAAGTCTGACATCGAAACCATTCGCCGAGTAGAGAACAACATCAACGGACAGCTCAACTCCGAGTGCTACGCCTCACTTAACGAGTTCTATGCCGGACTTGGTCTTCCGCCAGTGTCCGCCGGTGAGCTTGTGGGATGGTCTGATCCCAACGCCCTCTCCGTGGAATTCGGATCTATACTTACCGAGAAGGGGGAGCCTGTCCTAACCATCGATTTCTTGGTCGCCCCCAAGGAAAACTACTTCAAGATCAACTGAAAGGAAACCAACATATGTTCACTCACGTTATCCGAGTCCAGGGCTTCTTCGACGACGAGCCCACCACCAAGAAGCTCTACTTCAACCTCTCCCGTCGAGAGATCTTCGAGTTCATCAGTAGGTACGAGGGCGTCAAGTCTTTCGAGCAGATGCTCAAGGTGGCGACTGACAATGAGGACCGCCTCACGATGATTCGGTACATTGATGACCTTGTGGGGTCTGCCTATGGTGAGCGCCAGGGTGATCGCTTTGTCAAGAATGACGTCATCAAGGAGTCCTTCCTCAACAGCCCCGAGTATGAGGCATTCTTCGAGGAGCTCATGGAGAAGCCCCATGTCGTCAAGGCGTTCTACGACGGCATCATGCCTGCCAGCGTTATCAAGTCGGTGATGAACGACCCCAAGTACAAGCAGCTTGAGGAAGAGGCGAAGAAGGAAGAGATCGACAAGCTCTGACATATTTGGGGGCCCTGGAGAAATCTGGGGCCCCCATCGTTTTTGAAAGGAGCCACCTTGGCTAACGCACCCATTCGCCCGAATCTACCCTCGAACAGCAAGACCACAGAGCGCAAGAAGATCGAGCAGGTAACGTCAACCCCCGCTACCAAGAAGAAACAGAGCTTCGGGACAAAGGCCGTGGCGGCTTTCGTCGGAGAGGATATTGAGAATGTTGGCCAGTATCTACTTTACGACGTTGCGATCCCAGCTATTAAGAACACTCTCTCGGACCTCGTTTCGCAAGGGGTGGAGCGTCTCCTCTTCGGAGAGTCTTCGCCTCGCTCACGCAGCGGATCTTCAGGACCCCGAGTCTCCTACGGCTCGTACTCTAGACCGGGCATGGCGCCAGGCAACCGACGAGATGCTTCTCCTCGCACCCGTCGCTACCATGATTTCTCGGAGATTGAACTTGAGTCCAGAGACGAGGCTTATCTCGTTATCGACCGACTCGGAGACCTCATCGAGGAATACGGTCTTGCCACCGTTGCGGACCTGTACGACTTGTGCGGAATCACTACCGAATACACTGACGAGAACTGGGGCTGGACTTCGGCCCGGTACATGTCGGTGATCCGTAGCCGTCGAGGCTACATGCTGCAACTTCCCAAACCTGACCACATCAATGCACGATGAATCCTCAGCAAGTGCGGCTTGAGCTTATCGCCGCCTATCCATATTCAGACAAGTGGCGTCGCCGTGTTGAACGCATGGAAGACGACCAAGCAATCGCTATCTATCTTCGACTCAAGGAAGTAGGACGTATCAAATGAATCTCGGAATCGTTACCCGTTTCGTCGGACGCGCTGGGCTGGTGCTCAGCAAGCATGCTCCGACAATCCTGACCGCTGCTGGTACTGCCGGCTTTATCGGAACAACCGTTCTCGCCTCCAAGGCCACCCTCAAGGTGGAGGAGACCATCTCAGAGGAGGCCGCTCTTCTCGTCAAGGTCCACGAGGCTCATGAGGCCGGTAAGCTCACGGACAAGGACGCCACGCACGACAAGGTTGTCCTCTACTCCCGAATGACCACCAAGCTGGTCAAGCTTTACGCCCCCGCCCTGATTCTTGGGGCGGCCTCCATTGTCTCGTTGGCTACTGGCCACGGGATTATGCTCAAGCGGAATGCTTCTCTGGCTGCTGCATATGCGGCGGTGGACCAGGCGTTCAAGACCTATAAGAAGAAGATCGAGTCCAAGTTCGGCAAGGAGGCTGTGCTCGACGCACTTGTCTCCACTCCTCAGGAGGACCTGACCAAGGACGAGATGACCCTCGAGGCGGTTACTGCCGTCGACGGTGTATCGCCCTATGGCGTCATCTTCGATGAGGATAACATCAACTGGTCTGCTGACGAGGATCTCGCCAAGCTTCACCTGGACTGCCAGCAGCAGTACGCAAATGACATTCTCCAGACTCGTGGGCACATCTTCCTCAACGAGGTCTACAAGATGCTAGGCTTCCCCCACACCCCCGCTGGGGCCGTGACTGGCTGGGTCAAGGGCCAGGGTGACGACTTCGTCGACTTCAACATCTTCGACGGCATGTTCGAGGGTGAAGACAAGAACGGTCGTACCGTCACCAAGTGGGCCCTGGACTTCAACGTCGACGGCGTGATGTACGACAAGATCTGAGGCGCATATGCTTGATCGAGTTATCGCATTTGGAGCCGGAGTTATCGCCGGCGGAGTGGGCGTATATGTCGTACTTGCTCGCAAGTTCGATCGAGACTTCCAGGAAGCAACAATCGAGATCAACAAGGAGCTGGCTGAAATTGCTGAAGCAAAGCACAAAGAGAAGGTGGGAGAGGATCCTGATCCAGAGAGTAGTGAACCAGAGCCTGGACCAGTGGTACAGGACGCTGTTGTGGATTACTCTCCGAGTCCTGTGGACGATTCCGACCAGGAGGAAGTAACCAAGCGTACTCTTGATAGGCAGCACTTTGAGGCCTATCAGATCACCGAGGCTGAGTACAATGCTCCAAACCATCAGGAGCATGTCGAGCTGACATATTACATGGAGGATGACGTATTCGCCGATAATCGAGGCATCCCCCTTGCGAACACATCATGGTTCGATAACATCATCTCGGGTGTGTCGGCATCTGATTCCATCATCTACGTCCGAAGCATGAGCCGCCACGCGGACTTTGAGATCACTCTCATTGACGAGTCTTATGAGCATTCTGTCCTCGGAGTTGAGCCTTACGAGGATGAGTAATGATCGAGGCAGCACCGGATAACTCATATTTCGAGTGGCTTGTGGATCGAACGGGGGATACTCGGCAAGCTGAGTCCCCTGATCAGTCTTACCTGAGTCTGCTCGAGATCATGCACCAGACGCCGTTCAAGGTGACGATCGCGAACGACATCAACCGTGCACTTGATGGGATCGAGCTACGCAAGGCATTTACTCGGGACAATCCCGATGTGTCTTACGTCTGGCTCAACGAGCAGGAATGCTCTATGCTTGAGATGTTCATCGCTTTGGCCGAGCGTATGGACATGATGCTCGAGGATGATGACACACCATATTCCCTTGAATGGTACTTCTGGGAGATGGTGAAGAACTGTGGCCTCTACGACTACACTGACGAGGCACTGTTCAACCCCCGCCACGAGGAGGAAGTCGAATCTATCCTTGAGCGGATCAATGCACGGGACTACACGAAGATGGGGCACGGATCCATGTTCCCTCTTCGTGCTATTCCCCTGCATGGCGCACGTGATATGCGGAAGGCAGAGATCTGGGCCCAGATGAATGCCTACGCAAATGAAAACTATATGTAAAGGAGACTCATGGATTTCTACCGAATCTGCGAGCGTACCACTAAAAGTGGAAAGGTGGAAATCTACCCTGAGTTCCTCGTCGGGAGATCGAGGGATATTCTCATTCAGGGGCGAGACTTCCAAGCCATATGGGATGAGGAGAAGGGGCTCTGGTCTACAGACGAGTTTGACGTCGCTACGTTTGTGGACCGGTCCCTCTTCGAGTACCAGAAGAATTACAAGGGTCAGCTCGAGACCGTTGTAAAACCCTTGTCCAACTATAGTAATGGACTATGGATCAGCTTCCAGACCTGGAAGTCCAGGCTACCTGACAATGGGCAGGAGCTTAACTCAAAGCTCATATTTGCGGACAGTAAGCCTAGAAAGGAAGACTATGCTACCGCAAGGCTCCCGTACTCCCTCGAGGGAGGTTCGCCGGACGCTTGGGGAACTCTCATTGGAACGCTATATGATGAGGATGCTCGGCGAAAGCTCGAGTGGATCATCGGCTCCATTGTGGCTGGAGACTCTAAGAGGATTCAGAAATTTGCCGTCTTGTATGGTCCCCCGGGATCTGGAAAGTCAACCGTCCTCAATATTCTGGAACTCCTATTCCAAGGATACACAACTACGTTTGATGCAGGAGCTCTTGGATCCAGAAGCGATCAGTTCTCAACCTCTTCTCTCGGTAAGAGTTCGCTCGTTGCTATCGACCAAGATGGGGACCTATCAAGGATTGAGTCTAATGGGCTTCTTAACAGTGCCGTGGCACATGAGACCATTCTCATCAACGAGAAGGGGGTCAAACGCTACCCTAAGCGAATCAATGCGATACTATTTATCGGCACTAACAAACCGGTTAAGATCACTGATTCCAAGTCGGGGTTGATCCGACGACTGATTGATATCTCCCCCACTGGAGAAACAGTCCCCGTCGATGAGTACCAGACCTTGATGACGAAGATCAAGGACGAGCTTGGAAAGATTGCTACACACTGTCTTGGGGTTTACAGGAGTCTTGGTAGGCACTACTATGACAATTATAAGCCTCAGGACATGATGATGAAGACGAATGTGCTCTACAACTTCGTCGAGGAGAACTACCTACTTTTCAAGACAGAAGAGTATATTCCGCTCACCATGGCATACAAGCTGTATAAGGAGTACTGCAGTGAGAGTAATATCCCGTATCCGAAGAGCCGATACATCTTCCGAGAAGAGCTCAAAGACTATTTTGATCACTTCAGTGAGCGACAGATGGTTGGGAGCGATAGACTACGCAATGTCTATTACGGGTTCAGACATCACCTACTGGATTCTCCCGAACTCGAAGCTTCTCCAGAGGAACCATACTCACTCGACCTGGATTGTTCCGAATCCCTTCTCGATGGGGTACTCGCGGACTGTCCAGCCCAAAGAGCAGGAGATCATGGGACTCCGCAGTTCCGATGGGCGAACGTTCGAACCACTCTTCGTGAGATAGATACTCACGAAGTCCACTACGTCAAGGTTCCAGAGAATCATATTGTCATTGACTTCGACATCAAGGTCGATGGTAAGAAGGATCTCAACCGAAACCTTCAGGAAGCCTCTAAGTGGCCTCCGACGTATGCAGAGACAAGCCAGGGTGGAAACGGTGTCCATCTCCACTATATTTATGATGGAGACCCAACCGAACTGGCGAGACTCTATGACGAGGACATTGAGATCAAGGTCTTCACAGGAGATTCCTCTCTGAGGCGTAAGGTCTCCCATTGCAACAACATCCCGGTAGCTCATATTTCGGAGGGGTTGCCACTTAAGGAGCGCAAAGTGATAAACAAGACCACCATGTCGAACGAGAAGAAGCTACGAGATCTGATCGAGCGGAATCTTCGTAAGGAGATCCATCCCTCGACCAAGCCCTCGGTTGACTTCATCGCCAAGATCCTCCGAGACGCCCAGGATCAGAACATGATCTACGACGTCAAGGATCTGAAGCCGCGTATTCTCGCATTCGCCATGAACTCGACGCATCAGGCAGACGCAGCCATCAAGACTGTGATGGAGATGCCGTTCACCAACGAGGATCCTGAGGAGAAAGTTGTCGGATTCCCGTCTGGTGAGCTGGTATTCTTCGACGTCGAGGTCTTCCCGAACCTGTTCCTTGTAAACTGGAAGGTGATGGGTATTCCGACCGTCCATCGGATGATTAACCCCACCCCCGAGGAGATCGAGGCTCTCTGCGAGATGCGTCTTGTCGGCTTCAACTGCCGCAAGTACGACAATCATATTCTCTACGCTCGTACGCTGGGCTTCAACAACGCCAAGCTGTATGACTTGAGTAAGAGGATCATCGAGAACAGCGTCACTGCTGGATTCGTCGAGGCTTACAACCTGTCCTATGCAGATGTGTACGACTTCGCAGCCACGAAGATGTCCCTCAAGAAGTGGGAGATCGAGCTTGGGCTGCATCACCAGGAGCTCGGCCTCCCCTGGGACGAGAATGTCCCTGAGGAGCGCTGGGAAGAGGTGGCGGAGTACTGTGATAACGATGTTATCGCTACCGAGGAGGTCTTCAAGCACCTCCATGCGGACTGGCAGGCCCGGCTTATGCTTGCCAAGCTGTCTGGTTTGACGCCAAATGACACTACGAATAAGCACAGTCAGTTCATTATCTTCGGGAAGAACAGGAACCCCCAGAGTGAATTCGTATACACCGATCTCTCACAGCAATTTCCTAGCTATCAGTACTCTTTCGGTAAGTCTACCTACCGCGGCGAAGAAGTTGGCGAAGGCGGATACGTCTACGCCGAAGAAGGGATCTACGTCGACGTCGCTCTTCTCGACGTTGCGAGCATGCATCCCACTTCAATCGAGTGTCTAAACCTCTTCGGAGACCGATACACTAAGCGTTTCAGCGAGATCAAGCAGGCCCGAGTAGCAATTAAGCACCACGATGACAAAACCGCTCGGACACTGCTCGATGGGGCTCTGGCCCCCTTCTTGGAGGAAGGCGTCGATTACGAGGCCCTGGCCTTCGCACTCAAGATTGTCATCAACTCCGTGTACGGCCTCACTGCGGCGAAGTTTGCCAATCCGTTTAAGGACCCGCGGAACGTGGACAATATTGTTGCGAAGAGAGGTGCGCTATTTATGGTAGACCTCAAGCACTTCGTCCAGGAGCAGGGCTTCGACGTAGCGCATATCAAGACCGACTCGATCAAGATCCCGAGGGCTACTCCCGAGATCATCGAGAAGGTCATGGAGTTCGGTAAGAAGTACGGCTACACCTTCGAGCACGAGGCCACTTACGACCGTATGTGTCTCGTGAACAAGGCCGTCTATGTCGACTACTGTGACGGACACTGGAGTGCCACTGGTGCCCAGTTCCAGCACCCCTACGTCTTCAAGGAGCTCTTCTCGAAGGAGGAGCTGGATATTCGAGACGTGGCGGAAACCAAGAGCGTCACCACCGCTCTGTACCTCAACAACGGAACAGAAGAGAACCCTGAGATGGAGTTCGTCGGTAAGACTGGCGCCTTCGTCCCCGTGAACCGTGGAGGCGGGATCCTTCTCCGCGAGAAAGATGGCAACTACCATGCCGCATCAGGCAGTACCGGTTACAGGTGGGTACAGTTCGAGTCGTTCAAGGAAGCTCATCCGGACGACTGGAAGGAATGGGTCGACTGGAGTTACTTCGAGGGTCTTGCTGAGTCTGCGAAGGCTGCGGTCAGCGAGTACGGTGACTTCGAGGCCTTCACCCTTGGAGCTTGAGCCCTACGATTGGAGCCTTGGTACAGATGGCTGAGCACGTGAACCGCTGGGATCCGTATCGCGAGATCTCGCTTGAAGACCGAGACCCTGTTCTGGATGACCCGATCATCTACGGAACGAACGTCAAGAAGGTTACTTTGACAGTATATTCTCCGGATGGCCGGGTCAAGAAGTACTGGAATGCACGGATCCTCAAGGATCTCCTGGGGTATGTTCGGATCGTATGCCCTCGAGACGACAAGATCCTGAAGTTCAACTGGATGGACTGGACCGCATATTTCTTCACAAGCCACGGGTTGAGCGAGCTAATCATGATGCCCGACTCATCCCGTAAGACCATCACTCAACTACATAAGGAGGTGAAGTGATATGTGCGGACGCTGGCGTTGGGTTCACCTGTACGGCGGCCTCTGGTACCGCATGTGGGTACAGGATGCCGGCTGCGGTCGAGTCAACTGGACCTGATCATATTTCAACAACTCTAGGAGGAAGCATTATGCTTTGGAACCGTATTCGCTGGTACTACTACGAGCGGCTGTTTATGGGGTACAACCCTCATTACTGCCCGTTCAACACCATCTGTCAGTGACCTGATCTGACAAAGCCCCCGGGTCTGTAAAAGGGCCCGGGGGTCGCGTCGAAAACTGTGGGTATAATGAGACCCCTCTAAGAAAGGACACATCATGAACCCCGTTACTAAGCTCATCGTTCGCGGAGTCATCGAGACCTGCTCTGGAATGGTCATCACTCGCGCTCTCAAGCCCATTATCCAATCGGCGAGCGGCCTTACAAAGGTTGCTCTCTGGGTTGGCGTATTCGGCCTGAGTTCTGCTGGTGGTGCCCTCGCAAGTAAGGTCACGATCGACTCTATCGAAGATGGTCTGAAAATCAGCGACGCGATTGTCAACGAAGAAGACTGATCTCTCGCTTATACCCCACTAACCTGGGGTATAGGCTTTTTCTCAGAAAGGAGCACACATGGGAAAGCTTATAGCACACGAGAACCGCCTCACGATTGACGGAGACTTCCTCAGCCTTGAGGACTGTTTTGAGGCATTTCGTCGTAGCATTGAGTACGCCGACAGCCACGATATTGACGACACACTCGTCATCTCCAACTCGATCGATACGGTTGAGTTCCAGCGGGCAAATGGCAACAGCGTTCTCGTGACGTATGACGATGTACACAAGGTGATGATCATGCGGATCTTCCTCAACGAGGGGGATGTGGTGATCAAGCCGATCTATATTTACAACCACAGTGACTACCAGGTGGCCTGCAACTTCATGCGGTCGGTTCTTGGTGGCAATCTCGACCTCAAGAAGGAGTGGCTTGCATGAGTAAGAAGAATCCCAGCGCAGTCGACGGATTCGACCTGAATGGCGACATCATCGAGGAGGCTAAGGAGTTCGACGGCGTCCTCATTGAGGACTGGGTGAACCAGCGAAGCCCGCTCAAGCCTTCTTGGGTCGGGCGATACAGCGACCAGATGCACTTCGATCTCGAGGATGGTACGGAGGTCAGCTTCTACAAGTATCCCAACATCGTCTACGCGGACATCCTCTTCTCAGGAGGGATCCGCACCATTCTCTTCAAGTGCCGACAGAAGAAGAACCTCACCCGGTTCATCAGTCGAGTACTCAAGCTGGCCTCAATGGGCCCGTCCTCAATCCACCCAGACCTTCGAGCCTGATATTCTAAGGAGCACACAATGGCACGATTGAACAACATCACTATCGAGAACGCTCGCCTCTTCTTCAAGGATTTCTCTGCTGCTGGTCCTTTCGCCGGTGGTACCAAGCGCACCTTCTGCGTCGAGATCCCGGAGGACATGGTCGAGAGCCTGCAGCGAGACGGATGGAACGTAAAGTCCAGGGAGTCTCGGAATGACCCGGATGCTGTGACTTGGTATCTCAAGGTCGAGGCATCTTATCGATCCCGCCCTCCGAAGATCGTTTGCATCCCGAACCTGACTCGGCGTAAGGTGTATCTCAACGAGCAGACTATTGACTCGCTGGACTATGTCGAGATCCTGAACGTGGACCTCACGATCAATCCCTATGTCTGGGAGGCGAACGGCAACACCGGCGTAAAGGCATATTTGGGCACCATGTACGTCACGATCGCCGAGGACCCGCTGGATGCAAAGTACGCCGAGGAGGAGGCTGCCTGATGAAGATCACCGGAGAGGACCTGTTCAAGATCTGGATGTCCTGGCCTGAGACTGAGGATCTGTTTGTCATTCAGTATGAGACCTTGTGGGGCGAGGAGAGGTACCTTAATGTTCTGGATATGACCCCCTGTGCTAATGACGACAGAGCATATGAGATCATCTGCCACACAAACAAGTTCCGCAAGGCTCGACGCTCTGTCCCAAAGACGAAGGAGTTCGAGATTACCGAACCCGGACGATTCACTACGGAGGCATGGTAAAATGCGACGCTACGGATTCTTCAACTTCCTGTTCGACATCTTCATGACTAGTGTGACGGGAGGATTCTGGCTCATCTGGGTGTTTATCCGAGAGATGCGCCGAGGCTGATTTTATACCCCGTGGTCTGTAAAAGGGCCCCGGGGTTCGCCAATAGAAAGGACACACAAATGGCGAGCCGACTGATTGTTACTGCTGACGATATCCGAAAGGCCGTGGCAGAGGCTGATGCTGAGGAAGCAAAGGCCCTTGCTATTGCTCGAGCGAAGGACCGAGCTGAGGGAAAGACCCCTCGTACTGAGCTGTTCCCCGAAAGGCCCAAGCTCTCGGGCAAGGATATTGTCCTGGCTTTCATCAAGCATCCCCAGCGGCGTGAGCTCCGTGCTCATGTCAAGGTGATGCCTCGTACCTCTGGTGGTGGAGGAAACGGATACAACTTCCTTGTAAGTATTCCCATGGTCCGGAACCGTGAACTCGCGGATGAGTTTGCCGAGCAGTTCGCCCGATTCATGGACTACCTCCTCGACGAGTATGATATTCCCAAGCGACAGCGAAAGGCGGAGAACAAGTGAGTGACTGGAAGATTGAGAAGGGCCCCGTCCCCCTCGACGAGATCGAGGCTCGCGTAATCGATATGCGTGATGTTCGAAACCGTGGTATGTTTCCGACTCTAGTACATCGTGAACGTACACACTACATTACAGACGTACTCCCCTCTTTCAAGGGTAAGCGCCGACTGGTAACAATCGACGGCGAAGGGCGAAGCAAGCTGTTTGATGTTTCGGACCCCCTTGTCTTTGATGGCAAGGTTCTCCGTCTCGCTGACGAATTCGTCGAGATGAAGTGGGAGGAGTACTACAGCTACTGGCGGAACCTCGGTACTCGTCCGGATGCCATTGACTGGGGTGGCGAGGCTTATATCGTCTACTCGATCACAAAGATCACCGGCGATGACTCGCTGTATCTTACTATCGGGTCAAAGCCCACCGAGAGGATCATGATCCAACTCAATAGGGACACGGTTATTACCCGGGATCATACTCGGCTGTCTGGCAAGCCCAAGTGGATTATTGAGTTCGCCAAGCAGCTTTCTTACCAGACGAAGTGGGACTGAAATGGAGTATGATATGATCCCTAATGTCACTGAAACCATCCCGGCTCGGACATATTTCAAGATGCTTCAGGGCTCGATCGATGGGAAGAACTATTTCTGTGTCATGATTGAGGGTGGCAACGGGAATATTTTCGAGGCTACTAATGTCGAGATCGAGGGAAACAACGCCCAGGTTCTTGTCGCGCCAAACGACGGCAAAGTCGAGAGGATTATCTTCACCAACATCGACACGCTCAGCTTCGAGTACACCACAACCCCTGACGGAAAGCGGGGGTATTATCGCCACATTTGGAAGGGGAACCCCATGCCTGAGACAGTACTCGCCCCCATTGACTTCCAGGACCACTACATCAAGAACACCTTCGACAAACTGCAGGAGACGGTGGTCGTGTACGATGAACAGTTCTACACTGTTCTGGGTATGAGGACCAACCTTGCGAAGCCTGGGAACTACAGTCTCTACCTCATGCGGTGGGCATTCAATACCGTTCGAAAGATCGAGATCGCCCCGAATCAGCGGTTCATCTACCAGAAGAACTCCAATTCCTGGCTTGTAGACCCCGTTGAGGCTCTGTACACGGACTTCGCCGATGTCAAGGAACAGCTTCGTGCTGAAGGCGTCAAGAAGGTCGTGGTCGCGGGGGTCGAGAAGGAGCTGAAGCGAGTATCTGAGATCTCATCTGGTCTTCTTCACCTGGTATTCGCTTACGACGGAGAGCTCGAGCACTTCTACTCGACGAAGAACACCCGCCTTCGGGTTCGGGAGGGGAAGATCGCCACTGAGTATCTTCTGGACCATGTCAAGAGGATGCACGTATGACTGAGGAGTGGTGTGATGCCCCCGCCCCTTATGAAGGATACCAGGTATCCTCGTATGGGCGGATTAGGAATGCAAGGACTCAGCAGATCAAGAAGATAACCAGGGATCATCGTGGTTCCCCTCGTGTGAGTATGTTTATCGACGGACAGACATATTCTCACAGGGCTCACCATGTTGTCTGGCACACTTTCTATGGATCTATCCCCGGCAAGCACTACATCATGCCCAAGGACGGCGACTGGGGAAACATCGCCCCTACTAACCTGGAGTGCATACCTGTAAAGACGGTGCGCACTCAACAGTGGGAGGAGTACAACCAGCGCATGGATGCGATATTCGAGGAGATGCAGAGGCTGATCTATGGCTGAGGAATGGAAGACCCTTGCGTATCCACTCAACAAGTATGAGGTCTCCGACTTGGGGAGGGTTCGGAACAAGAACTCCGGTATATTTCTTACCCCGTACCGAGACAAGAAGACCTGGTCATACCGGTTGTACCCGGTTAGGGGCAAGAAGCAAGTCAAGCGATCTGCCGCTAAGCTTGTGTGGTGCGCCTTCATGGGACCTGTTCCTCGTGGGTGGTTCGTTCAGTTCAAGGACAAGAACCGACGGAACCTGGCCTTGAAGAACCTCTACCTCAAGAGCAGCTCTGACTTCCGCAAGGAGGAGTATGCTGAGGGACGATCGGCTTTACTGCTCGAGCAGTACGAGTCTGAATTCGACGAGTGGATCTTCCCTCACGGAGCCTAGAAAGGAGAACAAATGTCAGTAACGTACCGACCTGAGCAGATCCAGGCGGTGCGTCAACTGCGAAACGGCAGCATCTTGGCAGGTGGCGTTGGTTCGGGGAAGACCCTGACCAGCTTGGCGTGGTATCTCACGTCAGTTTGTAACGCCGCCTCGTTCAAGAAAGGGGGGTCCTTGGCGAAGAGAGTAGTCAAGGGCTCCCCTACGCTGTACGTCATCACAACCGCTAAGAAGCGGGACTCCCTTGAGTGGGAGGAAGAAGCTGCGCGTCTCGGTCTGAGTACAGATCCTGCATGTTCTTTCACTGGTTCATCCATCGTGGTGGACTCGTGGAACAACATCGGGAAGTA